GGGAGATTCGTCATAAAACCGTGGGATGGGGGAGGGGTTCGCCCCTCCTTCTCCTTTCCTGACTGCTAACGCAGACACTGGCCACGACAGGAGACCTTCATGGCTAATACGACTTTTAATGGTCCCGTCCGTTCAGAGAACGGGTTCGAGCAAATCAGCAAGAACTCGACGACGGGCGCGATCACGACCAATCTGGACGTTGACTCCAGTGGTAATATCACCACGACGGGTTATGTCTCGGCTTATTCCAACGTCAGCAGCATTACGTCTGCGACCAAAAGCGTTGAATCGACCGACTCAGGTACGGTTTATACCCTCAACAGGGCCGCAGGTATTGTGGTAACACTGCCGACGGCGGCTGCAGGGATCAACTACACCTTCATTGTGGGCACCACGTTCACCGGGGCAGGCCAAATCACTGCGGATAATGCCAGTGACTTGTTGTCTGGTTTTGCCTATGTCTTTGATCCGGCAACGGCCACCGATAACAACACCTTCATTCCTGATGGAAGTGATGATGTCACCATTGATTTGGGCACGGCGGCACAGGGTTGGCTTGTAGGCGGAATCATTCGCTTGGTGGCAACCACAGCAGCCGTTTGGCACTGTGAAGCTTACCTGCATGGTGATGGCAGCCTCGCTACCCCATTTGAATAAGGAGAAGTCACATGGCTGATGCAGTCACTTCTCAGACTATTCTTGACGATGGCGGTCGCAACTTGGTGATGAAGTTCACCAACATTAGCGATGGTTCGGGTGAAAGCGCAGTAGCGAAGATTGATGTCTCCGCTTTAACAGCAAGCGCTGTCACCGGTCAGGCGTGTAACCGGGTGGTGCTTAACCGCATCTGGTTCAGCAACGTGGGCATGGGATTCCAGCTGTTATGGAACGCGGATACCAATGTGTTCATATGCCAAGCGCCGAAGGACTGGACCGATACGTGGGATTTCAGCATGGGCATGAAAGATTTGCCCGGGATTTCCAACAATGCGGGTACTGGTATCAACGGCGATCTGTTGTTGACGACCAACGATGAGACCAGTGGTGATACCTACAGCATCCTAGTATGGGCGTTAAAACACTATGCCTAAGCTAACCAAGCGGTTGAAGACAGACTATCAGTCTGCCAATAAGCCCCGGGGCAAGACATCGTTCAAGGAGTACCAGGAAGAGGTTCCGACGGAGACGCATACGTCTCAGCTACGGCGTAAGTATTACGGTGATCGCGTTTAGCTGAATGGCTACCGCAACCACCAATAACTTCAACCTCGACCTAGGCGATCTCATCGAAGAAGCCTTCGAGCGAGCGGGCCTGGAGCTGCGCACGGGTTACGACTATCGTACCGCCCGTCGCAGCCTCGACCTGATGATGCTCGAATGGCAGAACCGTGGGTTGAATCTATGGACGATCGAGGGTCCAACCGAGGCGACCGTTACCGCTGGTACCGCAACGTATACGCTTGACGCGGATACCGTGGACCTGCTCGAACATCATTTGCGACTTAATGATAATTCGGTCAGCAGCCAGACGGACTACAACCTTCGCCGTATTTCCACTACCAGCTACTCGAATATTCCCAACAAGCTCAGCGAAGGTCGCCCCCTTCAGATATTTATTGAACGTGGGGTCAGCACTTTCCAATACACCTTCTGGCCAGTTCCCGATGACGTTGAAACCTATACGTTTGTGTATTTCCGCATGCGTCAGATATACGACAGCGGAACGCCTGCGAGTAACAACATGGATGTGCCGAAGCTGTTTCTCCCGGCGCTGGCTTCAGGGCTGGCGTTTTACGTGGCGATGAAACAACCGGAAGCGGCCAATCGTTTGCCAATGCTGCAGTCGGAATACGAGCGGCAGTGGGAGTTGGCGGCGGAAGAGAACCGGGTCAAGGCGCCGTTTCGTTTTGTGCCGTGGCAGAGTTATATCTGATGGCCCAGTACGCGGCAGGTAAATACGCTTACGGTTCCTGCGATCGGTGTAGTTTTCGCTACCCATTAAACGAGTTGCAGTTTCAGGTGGTGGATTTGTTTACCACCGGCTTTCGCGTCTGCCCGGAATGCCTCGATGCGCCACAACCCCAATACCAGTTGGGTGATTATCCGGTGGACGATCCGGTGGCATTGCGTAATCCGCGCCCCCCCATGGGATTGGACGACAGTCGGCGCCTCTATGGCTGGAATCCGATCGGCGGCTGGAACAGTGCGTATGGTGCCAGTGATCTCAACAACATGGTGATGGAGGGTCAGATAGGCCGCATCACCGTCACGATCTCCTAGGGAAAGGTATGGCTTGGACGTATACGACATTGACGCAGGCGATCAAGGACTACGTGCAGACCACGGAGACCACGTTCGTCAATAACATCGATGTCTTCATCCAGCAGGCGGAAACCCGCATTGTCCGCAGGGCGGGGCTTCCCGTCTTTCGTAAGAACACCACCGGCACCATGACCACGGACAATCAGTATCTCGGGGTGCCAACCGATTTCCTTTCGCCTTATTCGCTTGCCATCAGTAATGGCGGGTCTTATGAGTATCTGATTACCAAAGATGTGAATTTTATTCGTGAGGCGTATCCGGCAGCGGCGACCACGGGGACGCCGAAGTACTACGCCATCTTTGATAACGATGCTTTTATCGTTGGGCCGACGCCTGACGCGGACTACACCAGTGAGCTTCACTACCATTACAAACCCGCATCGATTACCAGTGTCTCTCCTAGCTGGCTCGGCACCAATGCGCCCGACGTATTGTTGTATGGCTCGCTGGTAGAAGCTTACGTCTTTCTCAAGGGAGAACCGGATTTGTTGCAGCAGTACATGGACCGCTATGAAAGTGCGTTGCAGCTTTTGATCGTGGAAGCCGACGGCAAGGATCGTACCGATGCGTACCGATCGGGCCAGTTGAGATTGAAGATCGCTTAATGGAAAAGCTTGATCATGTGGCCCTCTTAGGGCTGGGTCATAGCCAGCTGGATTATCACCTGTCGATCACGCACAGCGAAGAGTACGACGAGGTATGGGCGGTGAATTCCATGTGTGCCGTGGTGAAGGCGGATCGGGTCTTTATGATGGACCCGGCTTCACGCTTCTTTGACAGCGATGATGCTGGCGGTCAAACCCAGGTGATGCGGAAGACGCTGCCGACGCTGACCTGTCCGGTGTATTCCTGCGAGTTGGACGAGCGGGTGCCCGCGATAGAGCTGTATCCGCTGGAAAAGATTGTCGGGGATTTGGGTTGCGGTTATTTCAACAACACCATTTCTTATGCGATCGCGTTTGCTTTATGGAAAGGCGTGAAGCAGCTGAGTGTGTTTGGCGTTGATTTTACCTACTCGACTAATATTCATTATGGCGAGCTAGGGCGTGCCTGTTGTGAGTTCTGGTTGTCTCGCTGCATGGTGGCGGGTATGGAGGTAGGGGTTGCCCCCCGATCCCCGTTACTGGATACCAACGTGGCGGAGAAGGAACGGCTTTATGGTTACCACCGCTTAGAGAATCCACCCGTGGTTTACGTGGAAGAAGGTAATCTCAAGGTAACACCGTTCTCTGAAATCGAGCAGGAAGAAGAAGTCGTGGTGTCGATTCATGGACGTCAGGACAACATGAAGGTTACCCAGCCAGTCGAGCCAACGAGTTACTGATGCTGCAAGTTGATTTAGAAGCATCGGTTGGAACTCTTGGGGTAGAGACGACGCATTATCGTGGTCATACCCCGGAAGAATGGGCCAAGATGGCGGCGAACAGGATTGTGAGTATTAGTAATACGGCCCCCGACCCCCTTCGGCAGCAGGCGCATGCGTTTAAGGAACAGGTGGAAGTATTGCTTGCGGATTACATGCACAAGGCTGTTGATAGTCATATGTGTACGGTAGGGAATTTTCTCGAACAACAAGGCCACGGTGATATGGCCGCAATTCTTAGGAGGCTGTAATGGCGATCACACAGGCAATGTGTACAAGCTTCAAGAAAGAACTCTTGCAAGCCAAGCACAATTTTTCCACGGGTGGAAACACGTTCAAGCTGGCGCTGTATACCAGTTCAGCTACGATGGGTGCTACCACCACGGCGTATAGCACGTCGCAGGAAGCGACGGGTACGAACTATACGGCTAAAGGTGGA